CGCAGATATAACAAGCAAAACATGGATGAAACTTGTATACGTGGTACTATGCATCCACACGCATCTCGTACAAAGGCCCTTTTTAGAAATCGAACATGTTCCAGTTGTTTATTGCAAAGTGCGTCATCCTTCGTGTCGGCTGTTATATTCATATTAAATTTCTGTGACATAAAGCTTTGAATGTCCTGTAGTGTAACTGTCGGATCCTCATGTGCTATTATACCATCATCGCCATAGACAGCACACTCATATTTCATAGTGTATAAATAAGCTTGATCGTATCTAAATGCAAAATACACATGTAATAAAAATAAAAAGGCGAAACTGTTGAAAATTGCCGTAAGTGGGTTACCAGATGGGTTTCCCTTCTCACAACTGTAAATAACATTATCGAACCAACATGAACGTCGATACAATAAAGTCATTACGCGATGTCTCGTAACTTGATAGTCATCACTATAAAACGCATTAGCAAACATGGCAAAATACTTGAACACTAAAGCAGGGATAGATCCATCAAACTTTTTCCAATCCGCTGCCACGACTTCGTTGTTCACTTTACACAACTTGTGGTATAAAAAGGCCCATTCAGGGGATTCAGGATTTATACCCACTTTAATAGGATGTGAATTGTGCAGCGATACGATTTTGGCCACCAAATTCCCAAATAATCGACGTATCAATAGTGTGCCGTGTAATGGTAAAACTTCAAACACACGCGGGGTGTTCACTTTGTGAGCTTCACGCAACTCACTCTTAGGGCATGTGATAAATAAAAAATCGTGCACGACATTTTGTTGAATCATTTGTTCCAGATTCCGAGCCAATGCTATAGGCAATGAATTGTGTACAATCGGTACACCTTCTTCTGAAAATTCCACATAATCCTTTTTCTTCTTGCCATATACAACATATGGATATCCAGGTGATGTAGTCGGGTTAATACGTTCCAAGTTGTCAATTCCAAGCAACGCTTGTTCTTCATCTAGTATTGTACATGATCCAATTTCCTGGTAATCATACAGCATTTTGTCTAATGCTATGCGATAAAAACGCTCATGCACTCCTTCACCATCGGGTATATTGTTTTTCTTGATAGCCTCATAAATAGGATCAATTCCATTTGTTACCATTAAATTGGCAGGATATCGCGCAGTTGGAAGGTCTAGAAAATCAGGGTTCCTATACAAATCACTCTTCCTTGATGTGTATATCTTTGCTTGTACATGTGCAATACTCATATTACCCTGATATACATTTGTGGTCGGTTCAAATTCATTGCACACTACCAGATCTGGGAATTTACTTAACCAATGTAATAAACTTTCTCGTGTTATTACCACAGCACCATTCACACCATTCTTTTGGCCATATGCGTGTATACCAGCCAACCGGCCTTGCACTCCGCTACCACTAACAACTAGAGGAGATCCACAATTACCTTGAATAGTTGGCATTTGATATGTCCAGTGACGGCGAATGGAATATCTCACTGTACCATGATAGGAAAATTCAGAATCTTGCAACACTACAGAATCTGTTGATTTAATGAAAGGATAGTAGTCGTCACCATCTTTGTCCATACCAACCAATGACGCTTGGTACATTATATTAGTGTTAAGATCTCTTTCACAAATGAAATAACGCAACAGCGATGGAAAGCGTTGACATTTAGTTAACCGTATCAAGGCCACATCACAATCTTCTATCGTGACGACTTGAACATCACTTAACTTATAGTGTAGAGTTGCGCCTCCATGTGCAAAAGCCACTCCAAAGACTATTTTATCTTTAGCATAGCTAATACATGCTTCATGGATTAAGT